TCTTTAATCGTATTCACTATCATCTCCGATATATTCTAAAGAGTATATATCGTGGTCGTAATCTTCATCTGTGTGCAAATCCAACCATTCCTCATATTCGTGAATTATAGCCCAAGCATCAGCCTCTCTACCTTCTTCGATTAATTCATTTAATCGTTTTACAGCATGAGTATGAGTTGCGTATAAACTACCTTCTAGAGGATTAGAAGTCTCCATAATCTTTCTTCATATATCTACCTAGAATATTGCTATTATAATATGCAGGGGTTCCATCGTCAAGAGCCTCTATCAAAACATTATTTAAGAACAATTGCTTGGTTTCTTCGTAGTTAACCTTTCCGAGAGTGGTATGAAGTGACATAATCTCTCTGGAAAAGTTGTCCTTTCCATATCTGGATATGTCGGATTTGAGTTCTGGGGAACTTCCATAATACTTCTTCCAATCTGACTCAGAAGTAACTCTTCTCTTTCCACCCTTAGGTTTCCGTTTCTGTACGAAGTACTTTCTACCGATGTATTTCTTACCTGTTGTTTTATTTGTAATACAGTAGACGTAACCGAAGAAATCGCCAATATCATCAGAAGTGAAAGCTGTACCTTTGTAGTACCAGGGATTTTCATACTGCTCCATCTTCAGCAGGTGGTTCTGGTGTTGGAGGTTCCTCTACATCTGCTAGAATATTATCAATCTCAGTAGCAGAGAACTTACCTGTTGCTTCTAGTTCATCTCTTTTACTGATAGCACCTGCAGGAGGATCATATGGCTCTGGTGTTACAGGTGTCTCGTCTGGAGGAGTCTTGGTGGGATCTGTAATGTTCTTCCATATATCACCAATATCCTTTAGTTCTTTAGGATCTAATGTAGGTTGCATAACTAATACAAAATTATTATAAAGATATTTAGACACAAAAAAAGAGGATTAAGAATCCTCTGTATCTTCATATACTTTATATGCATCGTATTCACCGAACAACCATGCATCTGCTTTTGCTGCTTCACGATATGCTTCGATACTCATATCTTTCAAACCTTTTACCTCTGATTCAGTTTCAATAATTCTAACTTTAGGTTTTGTTTTTTCATCCCACTCTTTATGAATCTCTTTGATTTGTTCATCTACACTGTTCATTTCCATTTTGATTTTACCTTCAATCCAAATTTCTTTCAACCATGCAACAAATCCTAATGCTAAATGTTGTATAAATGGGTTCTTAAATTTTTTCTTAACCCACCTCTCTGCCTTTGCATACCAAGGGTCTGTACCCTTACCGAACTGTTTTTCAAATTCTATTTTCATTTTAATAAGATGAATCTATAAGTGATGCTTCATCTATATCAATTTCAGAATATGAAAGGCCATCCCAGTAGGAATGATATAGCCTTCCCCATATAACATCGAACTCTTCCTGATTCAAATTTTTAAATAAACATTTTTCATGTAGATATACATGAAATGTTTTATTAGAGTTTAAAACCTGAGAATGTGTCCTTTTTAACATCTTGTTTGATTCCTCCAACAATGTAAGATTCGACTTCTGTTTCCTGTGGTGCAACTTGTAATCCTTTTGAGGATATCCAATGCTCTGTCCAAGGTAATGGATTGTTTCTAATCGGTACATCATAAACAGGTTTAAGACCTATTGATCTCATACGCTTGTTAGCAACCCACTCAACATACTGTTGTAGTAACTTATCATTAAGTCCAATCATAGAACCATCTTTAAATAGATACTCTGCCCATCTCTTTTCTTCATCAACAGTATTCATAAATGCTTGGATTAACCATGGTTCTTGCTCCTTAGCAATCTGAACCATTTCTGGATCGTCACCTTTTTTCCAATTATTTAGAATGTTTTGGGTGATTGCGAGGTGTTGATTTTCATCTCTGGCAATGAGTGATATAATTTTTGCACTTCCTTCCATGAGCTTGAGTTCACCAAAAGCAAAACTACAAGCAAAAGATACGTAAAAACGGATACCCTCAAGAATGTTAACATTAGCAACTGCCCTATATAAATGTTTTTTAAGATCTCTACGTGTCCATTCGGCATTGATATGATCTTTCCAACCCTCTCTCCAATTATTACTTTGATCATACTCATGTGCTAGATTAATAAAATCATCATATGCTTTAGTAACACTGGATGCACGTTCTAGAATTCTTTCGTCAGTAAGAATAGTATCAAATACCTCAGAGGGATCTGAATATACATTCTTAACTATGTAAGTGTATGAACGACTATGGATCATTTCCATAAGTTGCCATACATTCATACAACCTTCCAACTCAGGAAGAGAACAGTATGGTGCAAAAGCCATACCAGGTGCACGTCCTTGAACACTATCTAACATTGTTTGGTACTTTAAGTTAGATGTAAAGATATGCTTTTGTTGATCATCTAATTGTTGATAATCTCCCCTATCTTTCTGTAAGGAAACTTCTTCTGGTCTCCAGAAATATCCTAACTGAGACTTAGTTAAGTTCTCAAATGCAGGATACTTGAAACCATCATATCTCTGAACACCTAAAGGTGCACCAAAAAACATTGGTTGTTTTTTAGTATCAACTTGTTCTGTATTAAATACAGTCATTGAATCAACCACTTTTCTCCTCGTAGTAGAATTTGTTTTAAATTGCACAGCTCTCGCAGACCTCCTCTTCTGAATCCATTATATCATCGACTAAAGATTTTAACTCATTATCTTTATCATCCGCATCTACATCATCTGACTTATTATCATATGTGTTTTGATAATAAGAAGTCTTCCAACCGTACTTATATGTAGTTAAAAGATCTTGTGCCATCACTGAAGTAGGAACCTCAGCACCTTCATATTGTTGTGGGTTATAACTCCAGTTTCCGCTAATCGCTTGATCGAAGAATTTCTGCATAACAGCAACAATGTTAATATATCCAACATTGCTAGGCATCTCCCAAAGAAGCGTATAGTTATTCTTAAGGGTGTTATAAGAAGGAACAATTTGCTTAAGAGGGCCTTTCTTAGATTTTTTAACTGAGAGATAATCTCTTGGTGGTTCAATACCATTCGTTGCATTACAGACAACTGATGATGATTCGGATGGCATTTGTGCGGATAAGGTACTGTTTCGTACTCCATATTTTTTAACATCGTTTCTTAATGTGTCCCAATCATAATGTAATTCATTAGGAACAATCTCATCAACGTCTTTTTTGTATGTGTCGATAGGTAATATACCGTGAGAATATTTAGTATTATCAGAATATTCACATGCACCTTTTTCTTTTGCAAGTTGTACGGTTGATTTAATTAGATTATATTGGAATGCTTCTGTAAGATCATGTACCAATTTCCATGCTTCTTTATCCCCATAATCAACACCATTCTTAGCAAGATAGTGTGCTAGTCCTATGAAACCAACACCGAGTGATCTACGTGCCTTAGTTGCGATTTCTGCTGCTCTGACGGGGTATCGTTGAAAATCAATAAGTTCATCAAGACTCCTAACAGTAAGATCGCAGAGGCTTTCAAGATCCGAAAGATCCCTAATTTTGCCAATATTAATAGCAGAAAGGATACAGAGAGCAATTTCCCCAGATTCATCGTCAATGTGTTGTATAGGTTTAGTTGGTAATGTAATCTCTTGACACAAGTTACTCATCTCTACTTTATCAATAAATGATGAGTGAGAATTGCAATGGTCAATGTTCATTATGTATATTCTACCAGTTTCTGCTCTTTCTTTCAAGAGGTCAAGTATTAATTCTTGAGCTCCGACTGTGATTCTTGGGATGGATTCATCCAATTCGTAACTGCAATATAACCCATCAAACTCAGGGGTGCCAAAACTCTCATACAAGTTAGGACAATCATGAGGGGAAAAAAGCGAGACTTCTTTATTGTCGATAAACCTTTGATAAAATAATTCACTTAACTGGATACTGTAGTCGAGTTTTCTGACTCTGTTGTCTTCTGTTCCTTTGTTGTTTTTGAGGACGAGGATGTCTTGGATTTCCTTATGCCAGATAGGAAAGTGGACAGTGGCCGACCCTCCTCTGATACCGTTTTGAGTACAGCACCTAACAGTGCTTTCGAACTTTTTAAGGAAGGGGACAACACCTGTGTGTTGAACTTCTCCACCCCTGATCTTACTGTTGATCCCCCTGATCCTACCTGCGTTAATACCGATACCAGCCCTCTGTGCGACATATTTGCCAATAGCCATATCACTGCTAAAGATACTATCGAGGGTGTCATCAATATCAACCAAAACACAAGATGCAAATTGACGAATGGGTGTTCGGACACCTGCCATGATTGGGGTGGGGATGTTGATTCGGTGCTTGGAGATTGCGTTGTAGTAGTTTCGGACATAATCTAATCTTGTTTCCTGTGGATATTTTGAAAATATAGATGCTGCTATAAGCAAATACATGAACTGTGGTGTCTCATATACTGCTCCTGTACTTCTGTCTTGTACTAGATATTTATCTGCTACCTGACGAAGACCTGCATAGGTGAAGAGATAGTCTCTATCATGATCTATGAAAGACTGGAGTTTAACATACTCCTCATCAGAATACAAATCTAGTAATTCTTTGTCATATACTCCTGCATCTACACATCTAATCACATGATCCTTAACGCTTGGATGCTCATGGTAACGACCATACAAACTTTTCCTAAGTCCAAAGAGAAGCAATCTAGCAGCAACGTATTGATAATTAGGTGTATCTAAAGAAATTAAATCACTCGCAGACTTAACTAAGATCTCTTGTATCTCTGCAGTACTAATACCATCATAAAATTGAATACCTGATTGTATTTCAACCTGACTTGCAGAAACCCCTGCAAGACCATCACAGGCCATATCGACCATCTTATGCATTTTTTCAAGTTGAAGAGGTTCCATGCCTCTTCCATTACGTTTTTTAACGTTAATAACGTTGCTCATACCTTCTTCCAGTTGTTAAATTTAACTTTTGCTTCTAATCCCGAATATGTATTCAATTCTAATATGGACATTATATCATACTTTGAAAGAACCATATCATTTATGTCCTTTTCCTTTATATTTTGTGGCCAGATAACAACACACTCACCTCTGTCGATGGTAGATTCGATTCGTTTAAGAATCTCACTACTACGCGGCTCATTATCATACACCCATACAGGACGGCTAATACCCCACCCCCGAACATCACCGTCTGCACCGCACATTGCAATGCTATTTCTAATGAATGTTGAGTCGAAGGGGCCTTCTGTAACATAGACTGTTTTTGTTTTGTCGATTTGTTCCAATCCGAACACTTTTGGTGCGTCATCTTTAAGCATCACAGTGATATATTTAACAAAGTTAGGGCCTAGAGCCCTACCTTGAAACCCAATGAGATTACGTTCTGTATCATACATGGGAATAATAATTCGACTCTCATCCTTTTGGACAGAATCGAACGTTCTTTTTTTACTATTTACCCAAGTTCTAAATTTCTTTGCAAAATAAAATTTTGTAGGATCTAACATCCTCTTTTCAAGATACTCCTTTGCAATCGGAACCTCAGATGCTCTTGGAAGATCTAATTCTTTTTTGAAAACAGGTTTCTTAAATTCTAGTTTTGGTTCTTCTACAACAAAATTCTTACCAGTATAACCTTCTTTAAATTTCTCCATAGTATATTGTTTATGGAGTGTAGGATCTATCTGTTTTATAAAATTATTGAAGGACATACTAGCACCACAGTTGTGGCACTTGTAATTGGTGTTAGTCTTAACTTGATATAAGTATCCTCTAGCCTTGTTCTTGTGCTTCTGAGAGTCACCACAGAGTGGACAACGAAAATTATATAAGTCTGCCTTCACTCTTTTAAATTTTTGAAGACGTGAAGACACCAATCCAATGAACTTGGAATCAATTATATCCATTATTCTCCTAAGGTGTGCACCACAGGTTTCTCATGCTTTAATATTTCATACAATCTTTTTGTAGCAGCACAAGATACAGGTATAAACTCAGTTTCACAATCAAATCCCTCATACCTTTTAGACTGATTGATTACAATAGAACCACCTTCACCTGATTGTGATCTATGATAAGTACCTTTGGGTATCATCAGGGCACCACTAGCACGATTTAGATGCACTATATGGTATGGATACTTCCAATCAAAGTTTACTAACTCAAACTGTCTCTCTCCTTGTACAACTCTATTATAATCATCTTGATGATAATGGATATAGAACTGTTTTGCACCTACACAATCGTCTGGTGGTGATACAGCAGGCCCTGAATGCACCACTAAGTCTGATGCATTTGATTCTTCGACTGATATATCATAAAAAATTACATCCTGTGTCTCTCTGAACACACGATGCTTCTTGAAATGTACCTCACTCATTATGAGTCGTTAATTTTTTTGTATTATACTCGATTCTACTACTGGTGTCAATGCACCGCCCACAATTCTTTGTCCTACAGGACTAACAAGGAAACTTATTATACTTAATGCACCAAATATACTCCACATCTTCTTCTCAATCAAACGCAGTCTTTCATCTACTAAGCGAATATCTCTCTCACACCCCTTCTTAATGTCTGTAGTAGAACGTGTGACTTCTTTATGAAGCGATTCCACTTTTTCGAATAATACCGCATCTATTCTATCCTGCTTATCTAATTTTTCATTATGGACAGCAAGTAGCTGGCCCATTTTAACTGAATTATCTTGTAACGTTGATACTACTTTTTCGAGTCTTTCTAATATTGCTGCATTTACGTTGTTCTTATCTTCCATCTTCCTACTTCGTTGACCATCGTTTTCTAGCACCAGGCATCAATCCTCTTGCTAAAATTGGTGGTTTCTTTTTCTTGTTAAACACTGGAGGTGTTTCCCCTCCAACGGCTCCTGCAATAGCACCACCGCCAACATTGTTGACTGGTGCATCTTCATCCATGAATTGTCTAAAAGTTTTCATTAGAGTTCTTGCAGTTGCTTTAAACATTCTTTGTCCTCAACAATATCATTAATTGCAGTTCGAGGATACTCTGCAATCCTATTCAGAAATACAAGAAAACTCTTCAGATAAGGCCAAAGGTCTTCTTCTAAATTGTAAAACAATAATGCTACAGCAGCATCATCAAATACGTTGAAGAGAACTGTTAGATGATTCAAAATAAGATGAACCTTAAGTTCACCTGTATTTTTATATCTTTTCAGTAATCTTTTTATGTATTTGATTCGCTTCAAATCATCCTCAAAATCATCTCTAGTAAGAGCTTGAGGATTATCGTAGAATTTTATGGCAAATAGCAAATAGTTGTTTTCATTCAATTCATCAAATTTCATATCAAATCAAAGATTTATTTTAATTAGCTATCAGGTAAGATTGCGTCGTCTCCTGAGTCTCCAGTAATGAATCCAGATCCACCACCAGCAACTAGAGTTTCAGTCTTAACTCTTGCAACACCGTGCATATCTGTATATGTGGTAATTCCAACCCATCCAGAACATGCTGGTTTGTACTTAGAATTATCATCTCTTGCAGCTTGTGCTTCTGCTACATCTACACCGTAGATTTGATTAATCCCGAAAGATCCACCTTTAACTTCATACTTAGGTGTCTCACGAATTTCGTAATCCACATCTGAGAATGATCCAGGAAGATCAAGTCTTTCTGGGTCTAATGTAACCTGAGTATTGGAATCTATACTCTTGATTATACCCTGTCCTGGCCCAGCACCGTCAGTTGCTAGTGTAAGTACTTGACCCACTGCAACGTTATTTGAATTGAAATTAATACTTCCACTCTGCTTCGTTACCACTCCAGCAGTTGAACAGTTTACCTTTCCTGTTGAATAAACTGTATCTTTTTTACCCCAAAGAGGCATAGCTCTATCTCCAAAAAATATTGTTTCTAGGAATATTTATAAACTCAAGAACCTAATAGAGCCTTCTCTAGTGCAGCGACTAGTTGATCATCTACTTTGT